CGACAAGCAGAAACGGTGTTCCTACCACCATGTCTACCCTCATTATCCCGCAAGATACCATCGCTGAAACATTCGATGAAGCAGTTGCTGCAGAAAGCAACCTCCGCATTGACGAAGTACCTGAAGACTTCCTTGAACGATTTATTCATCCAAGTGAGCCTGAGAACTTCGAATTCTACACTCTCCGTAGAACTGGCGTCCCGCAAAACAGATTTCCAAAACCTGGAATACAACTGTTACGGAATCTCCAGTATCACACAAACTCAAAGGATGATCTGTACTCAGATCAGCCCCCATCCGGACCTAGTCCAATGAGAGGCGTCACGAATATTATTCGTGAATTCTTTCCCCAATATCTTGACGATCTTCGAATTTGGTGCCGACCCAAGTCATCAAATGATGCAATTTTCGATGATTTCAATCACGAACAGCATCCCGTTGCTCCCTTCTCCAAAGAAAGAGAAGCTAGACTGATACCTCTAATCGATTATTTTCTAGGAATTAAACCTTACGACATAGTTCACTACTGTGACACAAGGTTCTATCCTTGGAATTTATCCACACGAGCTGATTATTTTCATAATCATTCAAAAGCTCGAAGAGATCATGCTCTACAGTCACATCCTGACTACGCAACTGGTCCAACGAAGAAATCATACTTCATTAACTCACATCTATTTTATGATAGATCGACAGTTCACAATATAAAAGAGTATGGTTACCCTTTCCAGCCAACAACAAACTTTGTTCGAAATAAAATTCTTCTTGACCTATGGTTTAGAAAAATTCCAACCGAATTATTAGTCCGTTCACATATCTCAAAAAGAGATAAGCTGAAAGTCCGTCCAGTATACAATGCCCCAATGATTTACATTCGTTTAGAATGTATGTTATTCTATCCCCTACTAGCACAAGCTCGCAAACGAGATTGTTGCATAATGTATGGACTCGAAACCATTCGAGGTGGAATGAACGAACTTGAACGCATAGCGTACATGTTTGAATCCTTTCTCCTAATTGATTGGTCTCGTTTTGATCATCTTGCCCCATTTATGATTTCCGATTTCTTCTTCGAGAAGTGGCTCCCCACAAAGATTCTTGTTGATCAAGGTTATGCAAAGATACATAACTATCAAGACCATGTTCACTCATTCGCTGCACAAGCTAAGAGTCATGGAATCAACATTAAGTCAAAGGAGTACACTACCCCTCCCGAAACCAAAGTTTTTGCTGATAAGGTTAAGAACCTAATCACATTCCTAAAAACTTGGTACAAAGAAATGGTTTTCGTAACCCCCGACGGTTTTGCTTACCGCCGAACTCATGCCGGTGTTCCATCAGGAATACTTATGACCCAGTTCATTGATTCGTTTATTAATCTATGCATTCTTATAGATGCAATGATTGAATATGGATTCAATGATGATGAGATAAAGAGATTCATGATTTATATCATGGGAGACGACAATGTTGTCTTCACCCCTCTTACTCTTCAAGAACTGATCGAGTTTTTCGATTGGTTTGCTCAATACACCCTGGATCGCTTTGGAATGAAAGTAAACGTTTCAAAGTCCGCTGTTACTTCAATTCGACGAAAAATTGAAGTCTTAGGATATACCAACAATTATGGTTATCCATCTAGATCGATATCGAAACTAGTTGGACAACTAGCTTATCCTGAGAGGCATGTTACCGACGCAGACATGTGCATGCGAGCCATTGGCTTTGCATACGCAAGTTGCGCTCAAAGTTTAACTTTCCACGCTCTTTGCGAAAAAGTATTTAAATACTATTTTGCTAAAGTTGCAAATGATGAGAGATCCCTCTTATCAACGAGAAAGCTTGAACTGCCAGGAATGTTCTTCGCTTACCCCGATGTTGCAGAACATATAAGACTTGATCACTTCCCTTCAATTCATGAAGTCCGTCAAGTTCTATCTCAACACGAAGGTTACCTCACTGAAGAACCGCTATGGAATTATTCATATTTCATAAGCCCGCCAAACCCTGAGCGACCCAACTCCCAAACTCTAGCAGAGTTCGAACGATTGTCCAAATCGTAACAAGCTCTAGTTACTAGAATTCTAGATTTCTTAACCCGGAATCTACGCACTACATCAGCGCTACGATGTAC